CAGAAAGCTTGACTACAAACAATCAAGCGAATATAGGTGGAACCCTTACTTCTTCTGGAGATATTTTTTGCGGAGGAAATTTATCTATAGATGGAGATTTGTATTTATCTGGGATCTTAAAATCCAATCAGCATGAAGGCTTTATTGAATTCTCCTCAGGCCATTTAAGGATTGCTGCAGACGACTCCAATTATTTAAATATAAATTCAGGAATAGATGTTGTTATCTCTGGAGAAAATAAATTCTCTATCAGCAATTCAGGAAATGTAAGTATCAACACAGATAATAATTCTGGATCTTTAAATATATCTGGAGACGCATATATACAGGAATTATATGTAACAGGTGAAGATGGGTCTTACGAAAGGGTGGTTCCTCAAAAATACGATGAGCCAGTTTTCTTTTCCGAAAAGATTAATGCAGGGCTTATTAGTTATGACATCGATTTACCAAAAACTTTCGGGTCAATTCCATCAATACAAACAACATTATTAAATAATTCTGCAGAGCCTTTTATTAATTATTATATATCTGATGTAACCGAAAACTCTTTTAAATTAAATTTAGAAAACTTAATTACCGGAACGGGCTACTTCTTGCAAGTTAGCGCTTCTACACCCAAAATCATGTCGGTGCATGAGACGAAAATGCAATCTTTTTCCACGGGGATCCACGAAGGTAATGTTTCGTACGACATTTATTTTCCGGAACAATTTAATAAAAAACCCGTAGTGAATTTAACTTTACAATTAAAGCAAAGTCGGAAGCCAAATGATTTTGGGCAACAAGGAGATTTTGCATTCGAAGATCCGTATCAATATTTTTATTCTGAATCGAACGAATGGAAAAGAGTGTCAGCTACGATCGAACAAAGAACTTCTGGCTCCGCGGGAGATAAAGAGGTTCAAGGAAATTTCTTATATATATGTACAGGCGAAGACTTTTGGTCTAAAATAAGCGTTAGCGGAGCAGATTTTAATGAGAGCGAAGACACAGACTTAGACGATTTCCATATTGGAGAAGATTATGTTTATATATATTCAAACGAAGCAAATGAATGGAAAGAGGCTGCGATATATACATGGCCGTATGAAAATATACCTACACCCATGAAATATACATTATCTAATATTGATCAACAAAAATTTACATTAAATTTTCAAGAGCAATTAAAGTCTCAATACGATGTTCATGTTATCGCCGCAAGATAAGTCTTGACATTTAATCCCTTGTCTGATATAATTCAGGCATGAATAATCTATTGTACAGAACTAAATGTTATTTAGTGGGCCACATGCAATATGTTAGTGGCAGGAATTGGAGAGAGCATGTAACAGAAAAACTAGATCCAATGGGAATCACTTGCTTCGACCCCTATAAGAAACCATTTATTAAAGATGTAGAAGAGGATGAGGCATCTCGCCAAGAAATGGAGACTTGGATGAAAACGAAGCAATACGATAGAGTGACAGATCGAATGAAAACCGTTCGAGCGTATGATTTAAATTTAGTTGATCGCAGCGATTTCATTATAGCTCACCTTGTACCCGAAGTTGCAAGCTGGGGAAGTGCAGAGGAAATTGTTACGGCGGTTAGAGAAAAAAAACCAGTTTTCGTAAGCATGGAAGGGGGAAAATCAAAGACCCCTCTATGGATGCTTGGAATGTTCCCGCATAAATATATTTATAATACAGTCGATGAGATCATAGATATGCTTTTTGCTATAGACTGCGGAAACAAGCCTATTGATTCTGACAGATGGAGACTTCTTAAAAAGGAATATAGATAATGCACTTATTAGCAACTTCTTACTTTGAATTTTTTACTGGAGACTTTTTGGTTTTCGGGATTATGGGTGGTATTATTTGGCTGCTCAACAAGAAAAAAGAAGACGATTTTTATGACAATTAAATACAGAGATTACTCAGATATCGCTTTAATACCAAAGTATAGCGAATGTTTAAGTAGATCAGAATGCGACGCAAGCGTTGACTTTTGCGGATTTAACTTCAAGCTTCCAATCATCCCAGCTAATATGCGGTCTGTTATTAACATGAGTTTAGCAAAATGGATGAGTGAAAATAACTATTTTTATGTTATGCATCGTTTTTATAACGATCTTGCTGATAATGTAGCTATTGCAAACGCTGAGAATTGGAAAATAATATCTTTTAGTACAGGGGTGCAAGAAATAGATAAAGATAAAATTCATAAAATAAAAAAGCGTGGAAACACTATTGATTTTCTAACAATAGATATTGCACATGGCCACTCAAAAAGAATGATCGAAATGATTAAATTTGTTAAAAAAGAACTGCCTAGCACAAAAATTATCGCAGGAAATGTGGCGACAAGGCAGGCTGTAATTGATTTAGCTAATGCTGGTGCAGATATAGTAAAAGTTGGAATAGGGCAGGGTTCGGCTTGCACAACAAAAGATAAAACTGGTTTTACATTACCAATGTTTAATTGCGTTAAAGATTGCTCGAGTACATATGCGGGGCACAATGAAGAAGATCTATTTCAAGTTCCTATTATTGCAGACGGAGGAATAAAATGCAACGGAGACATTGCAAAATCTATAGTCGCAGGAGCCAGTATGGTTATGGCAGGAAGTTTATTTGCAAGTTGCACGGATAGCCCTGCTGGGGTCGTGGAAATCAACGGAGAATTTCACAAAGCTTATTTCGGTTCAGCAAGTTATGAAAATAAAAATCATACAAGCCATATCGAAGGAAAATTAAACACAATCAAGAATAACAGAATGACATTTAAGCAAAAACTAAAAGAAATCGAACAAGATCTTCAGAGCTCGATAAGTTATGCGGGCGGTAAAAACTTAGAGAGCTTATCAACCGTGGAGTACCATTATGTGTGACGACCGAATACATACTTTAAACTTTCAACATGAAGAAAAAATAATTAAACTTTTAAAATCCTGCATAATGAATAATGATTCATTATTTATAGGAAACTTAAAGCCTACAGAAAAAAACGCATATTCCTTATATAAATCAGAAATTTTCCCGATCATTTTTGAAGATCAGCCAATTTTTGGTTACAGTTTAGAAGGAGACCTCATAGGCTTAACCTGCGCATCAACAAAGCTGAACGAAATTTATGACCTACAAGAATCGATAGCCTTAGGAGTGTTAACCGTTGTAGACAAAAACCAAAGAAGGCAAAAAGTTGGGTCTCAACTAAGAGTTTTTATGGCTAATTTTTTAAAAGATATTGGTATCAGTAAATTCATTTATGAAATTCATTCTCAAAATGAGGCATCCATAAAAAACTCACAAAAAATCGTACAAAAATATAAAGCTCAGACCAACTTAATATCCACAAAACACGAAGTTTCATTAAATGTTTAAAAATAATATATACAAATATCTTGCAGGAGACAATTTAACAGAAATTCAATTAGATTTATTTAATGATTTGTCTAATATTTTTATAGATTTTCCTGTAAAAATAGAACCGCCAAGCTCAGCAGTTATTGCTCTAGCTTGTAATTCGGGCGTATCGCTAGCCCACGCCCTATCTGCAGGACTAAATTGTATTAGTGATCAACATTTGCCGATACAACAAATTGCAGAATTTATACACAAAAATCATAAATACAGCCCCCAAGAAGTACTGGGCAGGTATGCTAATCAAAAAATCCCGGGGTTTGGCCACCCATCCATAAAAAATGAAGATGATAGAGTTGTTTTTCTAAAAAATAAATACAAACCAGCATTCGGTGATAATACAAATTTTTGCATAAATTTGGAAAAAATTACGCCAGTGCCAATGAATATAGGTTGTATTATAGCTTGCTTATCTCTAGACAATGGAATAGCTTCGGATAATTGCCTCTTCCTTCCTCTTTTAGGAAGAATGTTTGGCTGGCTGAAGATATACAACAAAACCAAAACCAGATTTAACAAAGTGGTACCTTCTTTTGAGGTTATTAGGCATGAATGTAAATGACGAAATTTTAAAGTTTTTAACAGAGAACAGATACGGTTCTTTCTTCGCGAGGGAATATAAACTTTTAAAAGAAAACAATCAATGTCTTGATGGCATAGGAATAAATTATAACGAAGAAAAGATTCTGTCTATCAAATTATATTTAAAAATACTAGAAAAAAAACCTAAAATGAATGAAAGTTTTAAAATGTGTTTTTTTCAAGATCAAAATTTTTTAAATTTATCCCAATCTTTGTTTTTCAACAACTTAAGCCCGCAGAATCTAAATAGAAATGTTGGTATTTCTGGAACCATTTTCTCTTTCAGAGCCCACTTAATAACCGGCTCGTACTCGAAATCTATTTCAGGTTTAAAAAGAAATAATTCTTTACTAAATTACAGCAAATCTATCACTGAAGAAAGTGGAAAAATTAAACATCAAAAATATTATTATATATTTAATAGCTTCATTAAAAAACTTTTTTTAAGATTAGTTGGTCTTGATATACCAATCGATAAACACGGTCTAGAAGTATACCCTCAAGGCGAATCAATTGATAAAAAAGGAAATCCTTGTGAATTATTATGTTTCACGGTTTACCCCATTTTTTCAGGCTCGATAAAGGAAGACATACAATATAATTTTAAATCTTTAAGCGGCCACAATCCGTGGAGAATAGAAAACGAAATTATTAAATCAATTACAAATTACAACTCAAATTTAGTCGGAGTTACAAAAGGTTATCAATTAAGAGATTTTTCTAGAAAAATGTATTTTTCATCTCTTTCTTATAATCTTTCATCTTTTCTTTAAAAACTGCTTGACATTTCTCCGGATATCATATATAATCAGTCTCATGAACAAATCAACAGCAAAAGAAATAAGAAAAATTATTAATTATGATCCGAAACTTTCTGATGCGACACAGAGGCGAGTATATTCTCGCGCAAAAAAACAATATACAAAACTTAGCGAAGGAGCAAAACCTTTATTTTTACAAGAACTTAGAAATTTATACAAACAAAATTAATTATGGAAAATCAAACAGAAAAGCAGTCAGAGTGGAAAAACAGAGAGCTTGGAGCCTTATGGGTTCGCAGCGGCAAAAACCAAAAGTATCTCTCAGGAACTATTAACGTAGAAACAATGCCAGGGGTCACAGAACCTGTGAAAGTGGTAGTGTTCACAAACAAAGGTCGCGAAAAGAACGAAAGGGCGCCAGATTATGTAATCTATAGATCTGAAGAATCCTCTCAAGACAAAGCTAACGTCGAGCAAGTAGCGAAGCAAGCCGCAGAAGAGGTTAAATCTTCTCAGAAAAACGAAGATATCCCCGAAGAGTTGTTTTAATTATGGAAAAAAAATTTTGGCATAGTAAAAAATTCTGGGCAGCAGTTGTCGCTGCGGGTGTACCTGTAGTAAACCACTTGTTCGATCTAGGTTTAACGCAAGAAATTGTGATGCAAATAGTAAGTCCTGTTGTGGCATACATTTTGGGTCAAGGTCTAGCAGATTTAGGAAAGAATAAAAACAATTGATCTTTGACAATTAATGGGCGTGTACTGGATTCGATTTAAATTGAATTTATGCACTGCAAGTAGGAGTGTGTCTGGCTCCTAAAAAAGACACAAAAATTACATGGCAAAAATTTTAGTCGTGTCAAAAGCTTCGCTCCAAAAAGCGAAGCTTTTGCTTTGGCAGCGTAACACCTGTCACCTCGCAACTTTTGACGCAGATAAAAGGATTGCGGGGTCATCAATCTGCAAAACAGATAAAAGTTTACTTGTATCACAAACTGCAAATAACTGAAACAAGGAGTTAGATGTTAATATCGCAACTATAAAAAAAATTAACTAAACTTGTAGATGTGCGTCACTGAAGATTTAAAGACGCGGGTTCGACTCCCGCCA